ACTCATACCAAACATTTTACGTTTTTGTTGACCAGCGACAACACCTGCAACTATATTAGCTTCACCATTGCACTCAGCAAATTCATCTGGGTATGTGTAAGCTTCAACAGTAGCTCCAAATTCTTCAGCTGATAATAGATTTAAATATTTAATATTATCAGCATATAAAGGAGTAGCTTCAGCTCCTGATGGAGATTCTGTAACTCCTGTTAATCCATTCCATACAACACCTTTATCATATTGTTTTGTTTGTGTATTAAATGGATATAGAACACCTTTATTGACACCTGTCTCAAAGATTCTTTCATCTGTTTTATCCCATACTAATTTAGGCATAATTCATTTCCTCCTTTAATAAAATATTCTTATTATATCGTGGTTTAAACCATCAGCCACATAATGTCTGTCAAATTCTGAATAAGGTAATTCTAAAAGTTTTTTAATAACAGGATTATCTGGCTTTTTATCAATTACTACCAAATCATACACATCTCTAGATATGTATTTAATATTATTAGCATATATGTCTTCCATATCGCTTTTTGAATATCTGATAGCTGGATATTCCATTTTTAAATTTTCAGGAGGTTGATAATATACATGTCTAGAACCTAATAATTCTTCTAGTTTAGTCTGAAGATTCAGACGAGTTCTCTTTGTACTCATGATATACCCCTCCTAATGTTAATAATAATCGAGGGTACTGAACTTCAACATTTGATATCTTCCATTTAGCACCCATCCATTCTACATATCTCATATGTTGAAAGTTTTCATTAGCATATGGGTCAGCTACAATACTAAGAACATTATTTACAACAATGTCTTCGTTGACATGGCCGTCTTGTTGATATCTGCTAGTATTTCTAGTTATATCACCATAGTACTCACGTTCAATAGCCTTTTCTTCCCAATAACCTGGTTCACTCTCAACGGTATCAATGTAGCCTATTTTACCATAAAATTTTGCCATAGCTAATTATTCTCCTTTAACTGAGATTACCCTTCTGGGTTAGTTTGTGTTCCATTAGATGCTTTCTTTAATACTATTGCTGAATATGGAACTGTTAATGCACCTGAGCATCTTGTTTCCATTAAGTATTTCATTTGGTTGTAATCTATATCAAAGTCATCAAACATATTTATAGATCCACCTTTATCAGCACCCATAGTATAGTCAGCCATATTTACTATAACACCAACTATATCAGCATATGCTTCTTGTTCCATTTCTGGTATAGTTACTATTTCTTTAACTCTTAAAGCCAATGCTAATTGAGCTACAGATTCGTATATTCTTCTACCATTTTGATCTTCAATTAATAACATATCTGTTAAATAATCTTCTGTTGTGAAGAATGTTGGTGTTCCAGATCCTTTATATTCTTTTCTTGATCTTACAGCACCTCTTATTATACCTTTTGTAAAGCTATCATTTTCAGAATGACTATTTCCAGATTGATTATAGTCTCTTCCTTCTGTAATAGTATATTTGATAGTAAACATATCAACATCTTTTACTATTGGTATAATATTTTGTTCATTAATTTTATTTTGATCAGATACATCTCTACCATCACTTAATAATGCAGCTAATGCTAGTTCTTTATCTAATTCTTTTCTCATTTCTCTTTTTTGCCAAGCAACAACATCAAAGTCTGTTATATCAATAACGTCATCTCTATCGATTTCATTTTTAATATATACAGTTGTTGGGTTAGTGATTCTGTTTAAAGCAGCCATTTGAATATTTACTTTTTTGTTACCTTTGATATAACCTTTAGCTCTAGCTTGAGGTTCTGTCATTCTACCAAAAGTTACTCTAACTCTTGAGAATGGAGTATGTTTAATAGCACCCATAACTTTACCAACCCATGTTTGATCTTTTTCGATCATTAAAGGTTCTTTGTTTAATGCAGTAGCATCTGGGAATAATTTACCAATATCTGTGATATTGTTTATAGCAGCGTGTTCAATAACGCTCTCTCTTAAAGATCCATATTTTTTAGCATCTTTTAAAGCATCTGCTAAAATTTCTGAGTGTTGTAGCACTTCATCATTATTTTTATCATTATCAAAAACATTATGTTTCATATCTTCTTCTCCTTTATCATCATTATTTTCTGAATCTTCTTCAGAATTATTATCTTTATTTTCAGAATCATCATTTGATTCTTTTTTAGAGTCATCTTCTGACCCATCCTTAGAATCATCTTCTGACTCATCTTCTGAATCATCGCTATGTTCCAAGGCTTGACCAACAATGGCATAAACAGCATTCTTTTGCTCTTCATTTAAAGTTTCGAATACTTCTTGAATAGTTTTTTCATTATTTTCATCTTTCTTTTCTTCGTCAACTTTTTTGTTTTCGTCTTCCATGTCAGTTTCTCCTTTCTTATTAGATTCATCATCACTATGTTCGATAGTTTCTATATGTTCATCAGTATATATTATACCTTCTTCTTCAGCTTCAGCATCTTCTCCATGAGATATTACCGTATCAATAAAAGCTCCTGGATTTGCTCCAGCTAATACAAGGCTAACTTCTCTAATACATCCATGCATAACATTATTCATGTGAGTTTTCAATTTATTAGCATATATAGATAACTTATCTACATCACCATTAGCAACTAAAGATTTAGCAGTTTGACCAGATTCTGTATTATTAAATTTACAATATGCATAAACTCCTTCTTCTCTATTTTCTAATAGTGCATGACCAAGGACTTCGCTAGGATCATTATGTTGATGATTCCAAACTAATGGTACTTTTTGTCCATCATTTTGTTTAAAGGCATCTTTTAGAATGGTTCTACCATCGGAACATTGAATATTATTCTTTGTAGCCCATCCACCGAAATCATAATCCTTATTCAACTGGATTTCCTCCTTCCTTGTTAACTTCTATACTATTATTATTTCCTTTACCTATTTCATCAGGTGTATGATTTAAGTTACTATTTAACAACATATCTGCTTTAGGATCTTTAGAAGGTTTTCTTCCGACAATCTGTCTAAACTCATTAGAGGTCATTATTTCATTTCTTGTAAACTTATCTGCTAATTCAGCAAGTTTCTCAGAAGGAATCAATTTAAATGGATCCCTAAAGAACATAATAGTCTGCTTTTGAGTTCTTGCAGTTTTTGTTAAGAACTTTCTTCTCATTTCATCTGTGAATGAAGAAATAATAGGTTCGATAGTACGTGAATAATAATTAATCATAGTTTGTTCATCAGCTGTACCATCTAATATTGTTTGTGTTATACCTAACTGGCTATATAGCATACTCGTCAAATATTCCACTTGCTTTAATAGATTGTTTTCAACTGCACGATTTAACTGTGTAATCTTTTCTGTACCATCGGTATAGGCAATTCCATATTTTGAACCAGACAACTGTCTTTCAATATCTTTTCTTCTTTCTTCAGCTTGAGCCTTTCTAGTTGGTGATTTAACAACATAAGGTAATTGTATAATTAAATCTAATTTACCAGAACCAGATTGTTCATCAATTGTATCAAGCAAATTAAGTTTTCTTATAAGACGTTGAAGAGTAGAGTTTGGTTCATTCATTATAGCATATAATGGATTTTCAACTATAGCAACGACAGATTTAGGTAGATTGATTTCCTCTTTTATACCTTTTCTATCATTATATAATTCTATAGTTACTGTTTCTGGATACCAGGCTGTGACTTTACCAGTTCTCATTGTAACTATATCATATGATTTAGTTGTAACTGGATCACCAATTGTATCAACTGGTACTAAAGCAACACAACCTTCGTCAAATAAAGACATTACAGCATCTTGAAAAAATGCTCTAGATGTCTGATCAATATTAGTCTCTAAATTAAGACAATTATCTAATTTAGAATCTTTATATGTTTTAAAACGACCATCTTCATCTAATTCACAATGTCTAATACTAATTGCTGCTACATCAAGAGCAATTCTATTAAATATTGCTGTAACAATAGATCTTTCATTACCTCTAGATAATCTTACTCGATCTGGTCTATAATAAGATCCTCCATAACTATCATATCCGTTATATGCGGAAGTAGGAGTTTTATTTTGGAATGCGTTCCAAGCATTTTTAAACCTAGAACCAATATTTAATTCCATAACTATTTACTCCTTTCTTTATTTATTCAAAAGCTTCTCGATTAAGTTTGTATGCTATATATGCATCCATCATAGCTGCAACAGCATCAATCTTTTGATCATATCTTTTTTTATATAGTTTTCTATTACCATTAGTATCTTCTAAAGTAATACAATTACCCATAGCAAAAGTCATAAGTTCTTCATCAAAGAATAGTAATCTATCCTCTGCTAATTTCTTCAACTCTCCTAAAGGCACAGATTCTGTTTTAGCACCTTGTATAACCTTTTCAATACCAAATGGACCATTTTCTCTTTCCCATCTTTCAACAAAATCTTTTGCATTATATGGGTCATAACCGAAACATCTTACATCATAATCTCTTTCAACAATATGATTATCTAAATCTTCATAGACTTCCATCATATCTAATACTGTACCAGGCATAACAATTAAAGTACCTTCTTTAATAAATTCGTCATACTTAACTCTCATAGCTGGTTGTAATTTCATAAGAGTATGTTCTGTAATATAGTTTCTAGTTTTAATACCAAATGCATTTCTTGAAAGTGGAAACAAAAATGTAAATGCACAAAAGTCATCACCTTGTGAAAGATCTGCTCCAAGTGCACATGGCATTTGCCAATAATCACGTTTCCTATGTTTAAGAGTTTCTTCATATGTAAAGAAATATGTATAACCCTCCATAGGAATACCAAAACGTTTAGCTAATATATCATTTCTAGTAGATGGTGCTTTTTCAGCTCTATCTACATCAAGTTGATATGTTTCATAACTAACTGTTTTACCTAAATTAGGATTTGCTTTAGGCCACATATCCGGATCTGCAACCTCATCAATACTATCTAGTCTATACCACCAAATAGATACATGTGGATTAATATAATCTCCTTTAAGGATATCCATTAATTCCATCTTAACAGTATCACCTGGTCCATTACGAACTGTTCCTTCAGAACTAACTGCAACAATTAAATAATCTTCATTTTTAGAAGCACCTTGTTCTAATGCACCTATAACATCTTCCCTAACATCTCCAGATAACCATTCATCAACAGTATTAATTCTACTATTTAAACCTTGAAGTTTATCTATAGTCATAGGTCTGATTTCACATAAAGAACCGGTCAAGAAATTTTCTATACCCTTTTTAGTTGATGCTAATTTAACTCTATTTACTTTAGATCCTGTAGTATTATTTATACTACCTTCAGTAAGAAATTGAAATAAAGGACCTTTAGCACGAGTTATGGCAGTTCTAATAGGAGATAGAACTTCCTCAGCCTGTTTCATTGTTGGTGCAGTATGAACTTGATGTGTTGTAGTAGTATCTACATTAAGAAAATAGTTCTGTATATATGACTCATATTGAGATTTAGCAGCACCTCTGGCTATAATTAAATATTGTTTATTTATAAGTCTTTTCTTTATACGTCTATTTTCATAATGACCTCCATGTCCATCTGTGGATGGCACATAAACACTTCTTTCTACAAAGTAATACCACCCAAATACTTGTTCAGCCCATAATTTAAATGTGTCAAGAAGTCTTAAATCACTACCATCAGTAAGTGTTAACTCTGACTCACAAAATTTTATGAACCCTTCAACAGCTTGGTCATCATACCAAATTCCACGATTATCTATTAATGCATCAATACGATTCATTTCCATAGATATTGTTTCGCATACTGGAATTTCACCTCTAATTACGGCATCACGAAACATGCCATAATACTTAGGTGTTGCTGTATTCGATAATGCCATAATTTATTCTCCTTATTTTTTCTTTTTCTTATAGTCGTCTATTTGCTTATAAACCAAGCCATCAACAGTAATTTTACCTAAATCATTCTTTTTAACTGTTTGTTTATAAACTTTCTTAGTAGCTTTCTCACCAGCTGCAGCTTTTTCAACATTTTTTATTAATTGTTGTTTTACTTTTTTAGTAGCTTTTTTATTTCCACTATTAACTACCTTATACATTGCATTAGTAAACACTGTTGTCAACACTGTTTTTCCAGCATTAACAGCTGCTGGTGCTATAACTTCTTTTTTTAATTTATTAATAAAAGATTTACCTTTAGAGACTTTTTGTTTTGGTTGTTGTGATGCTATAGCTTTAGCATAATTTTGCTCTAGATAAATTCTATTGATTTTAGCTTGTAATTCAGCATCAGACATTTCACTAATAGTTTTTGGTCTTGGTTTTTCATTACCTTGAACTGATTTCTTTTTAACAATAAGTTTTTTACCAGTTACTTTAGCATATTTTTCTGCTAATTTATTAGCTCTTCTACGACCAGCAGGTGTTAAAGTACCATCTGGATTTTGGTAACGCCTAAAACCCCATCTTTGACCTGGAACTCCATGGTGATAAAGTTCATCAGTATTTTGATATTGCCACATGGCTACACCTCCTCATCATCCTCAGATTCAGATTCAACTCTAACATTTAAACGCCACTCTAATTCTCTAATTGATTCCTTAATAGCTTCAATTATAGCAGAATTAAGAGGAGGATCAAATAAGAGTTTTACTCTTAAATGAACATAAGATTTTGTAGCAGCTAATTTATCAGATTCAATAAATTCGCTCCAAACAGCATTCTTATCTTCAATTTGAAAACCCTCAGTTCCAACACCTAATTGGTTGAGAGTCATAAGTACAGTATTTATATGCATAATAATATCTGTATCAAAATCAGTACAAGATTCTGTAATACCTAATAATTTTTTGATGGAAGTTAGTATACTATTTTTAGGATCTATAACTTCCTCATTTTCATTGACATTATTTTCTTCCATATTAAATACCTTTCTACTTGATAGTTATGAATTTCTTCATACAATAACCTTCGACACCCTCAGAAGTTGTTACTTTATAAAAGTAATCTGTTGAGTTGTCTAGATCAATCACAACTTCAGATAATTTATTAATGATACATAATTCTTCAGAATCAACATTAGATTCCTTACGAACACGTAAACATTCACAATTATCTACGAATCCAACTGTTGGTACAGCTTCTTCTACCTCTTGTGATTCTTCCACAATTTCTTGAGCTTGTTCTGCTTCTACCTCAACAACAGGATCCATAATTGGTTCTTGTTCAGCATCAGCTTCTACAGCTTCTGTCTCAGGAAAAATTTCTTCTAAATTTACATTCTCTTTCTTTTGAGAAAACTTAGAATAATTCTTGTTGTGTGACATGATAGACCTCCTTTCAATGCCTCCAAGGGCATGTATCATTTTTTGTTCTTATAATAGGACCTTTAGGTAATCGGTCCGTATTACCATAATGAATAGCTTGATGAGTATCAAATGATGTACAGACAAGATACTCAGGATTTAGAAGATATTCTGTTTTATCCAATATATCTTCTTTAGTTAATGGATTAATATGATGAATATAGATTCTACCAGGAATCTCTAACTCAGGAATTGCTAAATCACATCCGCCATCTCTGGTGATAATATGATTTCGCATAGCTCTCCATTCGTTTGATTCATAGAATAATTGATTCAAATAACGATCAAATCCAAACGTGTCTTCACCGACCAGTCCATCTAATCTTAAGTATTCGAATCGTTCTTCAAAAGTTGGTAAACGTATTAACTCAGAATATGTTCTAATAATCTTCTGGTTCATCCTCTTCACCACCGTGTCCACTATACTGTCGCATAGCAGATATTGCATTAGCATAAAGTTCCTCAATCTTTTTAGCAGATTGTAAAGCTTCTGTTTTTGCAGAAATCAATTCTTTCTGCTTCTCAAGGATCTCTTTCTCAATACGTTCTTTTGTTGAACCTAACTTAAGATAATGAGTAATAACTTGTGAAGATGCTGTACCATCTCTAAGTTGTTGCTCTGCTAATTCTGTGGCTAGATAAATCAACTGATTCTCTCTCGCTTCCGGAGTTAGCGCTGGTCGAATACTTTTGTTTTTGTCTGAATTAGTAGTATTCTTTACTTTAGCCACAATAATATCTCCTTTCTATACACTTTCACAGTGCTTTCTAATATATTGGACACCCTTTAGAGTGACTTATAGGCAGACAATAATATATTTCCAGTTTAGAAAGGAGAATAAACATAGCATATCTCTCGTGAACAGGAGGTATTTTGACTTCCGGTAGTCAATCTCTTAAACCTATAAATCACTCTAAAAGGCATCCAGTTAAAAAATTTAGCCCGAGGGCTTTTTAGGGAGGTGATTCTAAAAATTACCCCCGGGGAAAATATAAAG